ACAGGGATGTATTTGCTTAGTGGTAGCGTAGAATATAACTCTCAGCATGTCATTAGAGAGTATAATAGAAATGTATTTACCCTTGAATCATCTTGGACAGGGGACGCAATAGCTACAACAGGACTATTATTAAGACCTTTTAATGATGGTTTCAGCTATATTGGCACAGGCGACTTTACTGATTATCCTTAAACTTTTTTAATTGGAATCTCGTATTCTTGATAAGGCAGATACCATACACTAGGACAACCCACTAAAATATCTTTTAGTGTTAGCATGGACATCATATCCATGCGACCTGAACGACGATAACCTTTATAAAGACAATCATTTATATTTTTTGCTGGATCTCTTAGGTTGCATTTCTCTTTTGCTAAATTAAAAAGCTCAATATTTTTAGCGTGTAAAAAGAAAGCTCCAAAATCGAATGCTATCCACATTGGCGTTCCCTTTTCATTACACCAACCAGTTTTACCTGTCACATTCATAAATTCTAAAAGGATTTTGCCCTCCCTAGTAGAGTTTTTTATGCCTTTTAAATCGACAGTTTCTCCATTAACAACAAAATCAACATGTCCGATATCTTGTTTTTTGCCTGTCTTTTTTATATCTAACCCAGCAGACAAGCAAGAATGCTGATACCGCTTAACTGATTCGTCCATCAGCTTTTTTGTGTGAGCTATATGGGTTGATCCTGATAACCCTTTAGCTTTATTTGACATCATATGTCTATAATACAGTTTGCTTATTATAAGTCAATAAAAAACCCCCACCATAAAGGTGGAGGTTCTTATGAGCCAGACAAAGAATTAATCTTCACCTTTATCTTTGGCTTTTCCTACGTTTAAGGCAGCCCAGTCAATAAATCCGTAGACTTTAGCCCAGAAACTGCCCTTCTTAGGAGTAGGAGTAGCCGCTGTGATGGCAGAGGCTAGCGCGATAGCTGCTGTAGCTACGCCAAACCAAGGGTTGTCCTGAATTAATTGTATAATAATGTCCATGATACTACTATTTACACTTATTATGCACCTTTTACCTGTTTTTTAGTTCCAAGCTCCATCCAGCCACCTTTTATGCGACTCTCTGACTGTTTTTATTGCATTAACAGAACCCTTCCACTCACCTACCTTAGTCTCGGAATTACGATCAACTTTATATATTTTAAAAAATTGTCTATATATTTTTAGATGAGATGATTCGATGTTAGAAAGTTTTTCATACTTTTCTTTAGGTGACCAATGCGGAACAGCGATAATTTTATTATCTATTGCGCCACCATCTTCGAAACCCAAAACACCCAGAACTCTGCACCTCACTAAACTTCCTCTATCTATAGGGTCATGGTTAAAAACAAGGACATCCAAAGGATCATCGTCGAGAGCCAGTGTTTGAGGTATGAAGCCATAATTTATTGGATATTGAAGAGAAGATACTAAACACCTTTCTAACTCAAAGATATTTAACCTTTCGTTATACTCGTATTTTGTATTAGTTCCTTTTGGTATCTCAATAATACAACTTACATGTTCAAAATTGTCAACAGAAACTGGGATGTCATTTACTAGATTCACTTAAGTCTACCTTGGCCTCTATACTTTTTCTTATAGTGTTTACTATTCTTGTTGAAAGAGGTCTTTTTTCTAGAATTAAATCCTTTATAACTCTTCTTTTTTTTCTCCTCGTAGGAGGTTCCTGATTTCTTTTTCATTTGTCTTTTACAAATTTGCCATCAACCATCTTGCCAGTCCTGTTTTTAATCTCATCATAAGCCATCTGCAAACAATAAGTGGTGTCAAGATTCACCATCCTTGCCGCGATGATAATCGTGACAAGCATATCACCGATTCCATCAGCGACTTCTCGCTCTGCTTTTGAGATCGACTCATTATCAAGAGCAGATGTCTGATATTCTTTAACAGCAAGAATTGTTTCATCTAGCTCTTCTTGAGTTTTATCTAACTGTGCTAAAGCATCTCCTTTATCAAAAATGCCGCGCTCTGCTGCCCAGTCGATGACTTTGCCGACTAATACTTCGTAGTTGTCCATTACTTTATGTTTATGTATTTAGGTGAGATTTCTTGTATTTCTTCAGACAATTTTGAGATCTCATAGACGCTCATGTCCTTAGCCTTATCTTTTAAATTTCTCAAATGCTCCATGTAATTATGATAAGTCTCTGATTGAGGGATAGAAACTTTTTTTCTGTGATCATAGATAGCGTGATCATAAACCTCATACTTCTCTGGGTCTATGTGACGCTCTATGGGATCGTAATTAGTATTGCCAACTACGTAGTTAAATATATCAGCTTGCTGTATCTTGATACGCATCAAGAGCAGCATAGCGATTCGATGGCTTTAGTCAAGCTTTTTTTGCTTCAACTTTTCAAAAGCTGGCTCATAGGCTTTAATTGCCGCCCTTAGATTTTTCTTTTTGTCAGGATCAGAAGTCCTTTTCAATGCGACCTTGGCTCTTTGTATCATCACAAGCATAGCTTGGACTTTGTGAGCGTGTTTCCTATTTGAGTTTTTAATTTTTTTAATTGACTCAACAGCGGTCTTAGCATCCTTAAAACCTAAACCTTTTATTGTGCCTTTTGGATCTTCGTCTGTATATAAATCAGAGTGTTCAGACTTCGGCCTTTTAGTGCCGTCTTTTTTCTTTTCTGGTATTCTTTTCTCGTCCCCCTTAGATTTGTAAGCGCCGCCCCTTTTCTGTCGCTTACAGTATTGCTTCTGACTAAAACCCTTTGGATTGTCACAATCAATAGAACGCTTTCTCTTAGCGCTCCATTTACTAGCCCTGATTTGCTCAGAGAAATCTAACTCCCATTCCATTACAGAATCCTGATTCTACTTCTGATCTTAGAAACATGACGCTTCTTTTCTAAAACAGAACCGCCCTCTCTACTACCTGCACCATTAGTATTACCTTCTATGGTTGTCACATAACCACTTGAATCAATATCTTTGACTGCTATCCCGATGTGAGAGAAACTAAATACAACTATATCACCAGCTTTAATATCTTCGTTCGTGGGTTTTCTTAACTCAACACCATTAGTAGCTTGCTTTTTGGCCCAGTTCTCAAAGTCCCAAGCACCAGCAGTTTGAGGTCTTTTAAATGCGACTGTTTCTCCCTCTATGGCTTCTCTTACTAACCAACAAATGAAAGCGGCACACCAAGGCCAGCCCTTATCTGGATCTAGCCAAGTAGCAGCTTTATATTCATCCACTCTGGGACCACAGTTACTACCATCAACTTCTGATACCCCTATTTCTGCTCGGGCTAACTGAACCATCTTCTCTGCTATGCTACCAGTAGCATTAGCAGTCTCTTTTGTTGATAGTTTAGCTAGTATAGCGTTCCAAGTCACAGGGCCATCAGCACCGTCAGCAGAAACACCAAGGAGTTTCTGGACTGCTTTTACAACTTCTTTTTTACCTCCGAAATTCATTATGCACACCTTCTACTTAATCCAGCACAAACACACATTACAAAACATAAGACAACAGTTAATATCATGAACTCTCTATACTGACCTATTTTATAATAAAGCTCTTCAGACTTTGCCTCATTGTAATACATTTTTGTATCCATAATATTATTAATAGCATCAATCGTAGGATCTGTCATTTGATACATTAATGGAATAGAAGCTTTTATTTTATCTACATCACCACTTTTTGCCCATTTAATTAACTGATCAACATATATACTAATTTTTTCCTCTTGAGCAAAAACAAAATCTGCATATTCAACCTCGTCCTCTGTGATACTGTCTTTATATCCCTCTAAGTATTCATCCTTGTTTTGAGTCTCTTCTTCAAGAACATCAATCATTTCATCTGTAGATATTACACCATGAGATGTTTTAATAACTGAATTGACAATGATAACACCATACCAATCAAAACACATACCTATTTCCATAATAGAAGCCTCTGATTGACGAGCGTTTTCTTCTAATGTTTTATTGATATTCTCTGTAAGAAGAATCCCCTTCCAAGAGAAAGCCAAACAGATAGCAGCTAGACAATAGACTATAAATTTAGGTCTCATTTTTTAATAAATTTTTCTGGATTTTTGGCGAATCTTTCTCCTAAACGAACTATACCAGATATAACTTCAGGACTTACTACGCCTATAATACCGTATGTGATAGCCTTTGTTAGCGAGGAAACATCTGTTTGCTCTAAGACAAACCAAGCTATACCAGCGGCAATAGCAGCAGTCAATATTCTTTTAAGCTGTTGTTTTATAGATAATTCATTATGGCCTGATAAAAGCCTAGCAAACATTGCAGCAGCGCCAACAAGTGGAACCAACCACCCTCCGTTAAGAAACTCCTTTATAATAGACTTTTCGGGTTCCATGTTTACTTATTTACACCTGATACAAAAAAAAGCCCCCTCTTCAGGGGGCTTAATTTTATTTTTTTTAAATAAATTAGAAGCTATAAGTAAGAGCAGCTCCAACTACCCAATCCTTTTGTAAGGAATAGGCGGTGCCGTCAGCATCATTATCGTTAAATGACAATTTAGCTGATACCACTGCATCATCTGTCAGCTGATAGTCAGCTGATACTCCCACTTCAATTGCATCGTAAGAGTCAGCAAAGTTCACAGTAATAAAAGGACTGACAGTCAGTCCCTCAACAGGAGTTGTGAATTCACGGGAAGCGGTAAGCTCAACGCCATATCCTGCGTTTGATCCAAGCTCATGCCAGAGAGTAGCTCCAACTTCAAACCAATCAAACCCATAGCTAGCTCCGACTCCGACTTCCTCCCAGCCACCATAGCTAGAATCGATCTTTTGAAAGTAAACTTCTGTATCCAGAGTCACATTAAAAAGCGTCAATGGAACACCCCAAGCGATATTTACGTCTGCTTCGGTTTCGCCATCAGCCCTGTGGAGGTCGATTCCAACAGATGCAACCCCACCAGACAGAGGCGAGCCGAGTAGAATAGAGGCACTAGTAGAGTCATCCCTAATAGCCAAACCTCCGCTCGTAGAGGTATTACTGTAGGCAATACCAGCTTCAACAGAAACACTATCCGCAAGGGTAGCGTGAGAACCTGCGTTACAAATAGCAACGCCCAACATTGTGATAAGACTAATTATTGTCTTCATTATTTACGTATTTAGTTTATTTATGAGAACCTGTCAAGGGTGAATTTTTGTTGAATAGACCTTTATAATATACCTCCCTCTCTAACCTCCTGTATCTAGCGTCCGAATGCCATATCTCGTCAGTAAGAGGAGTATATGTGCCATCCTTAGTGAGCACAGGGCTATTCTTCTTCAGTCTTAGCGTAGAAGGCTGATAGATGTTCAAATTGCCTAGTTTCGTAGTCGAGCTGCCTCCGCAAGATGTCAGCACGATCAGCGTCATTGCTATTGCCAGTAGACCTAAGTTTTTCAATTTCATTTATAAGTTGAGCTTCAGTATTTCTGTGCTCTCTATGTAGATCATAGTAGAACTTTTTATTTTTTAGAGTCAAGAACAACTCTAAAGACTTAATCAGAGATTTAATTAGACTTACCACTTGCTGCTTTTTTAAATGAGAAGACTTCTTTCTCTTCTCCATTTTCACAAACTTCTCTCACTGAGCCTTGAACAGTCTTAGCGCAGTCTATCGCCCAAGTTAAGGCACCTTCTAACTGATTACTGTAGCAGTGGTGATACTGTCCTTTTCGGTTGTATACCCTGTATGAAATGCAATTCATTTATTTTTTAGGTTGGAATTGTAATGCTATTTTGCCTACGTTTTCCTTATCGTCTGATAGGAATCCGTGTATTAAAACACAATTAGGTAAGAAGTCAACACTTTTTTCATCAAAAAGATACTTTTTATCATCGAAAAATAATTCTCTTAATGTTGTGCTAGGGCCTTTGCGGGTGTGACCCATCTCAGCCTCCTTACCCATTAAGTGTTCTGTGGTCTTATTAGAACCTACTACTTTAAATGTTACACTCATGCGATTTGAATTACACCAAACTATTGTTTTTTTATCGTCTGTCAGTATAATAGCTCTTTTGTCGTATCTGTCAACCCATTTTATGTATGAATCTACTTTAAATGTCCTCCTGACCTGACTTTTTAAGTAATTTTTATTAAATTTATGTAAAGCATTATCGAATATTGCGTGTGCAGCCTTAATTAGCTTTGGACTAGTAAAGTTCTTTCTAACGCCAAATATAAAATTCACATCTAAACAGTAATTTTCTTCCTCTAAGAAGACAAAACCCATTACTTTACTTTGATACTCAGCTTTATAAACTATTTGATTTGCATAAAAGTCAAAACTATTTTTTATCTTAATATCTCTAAGCCGCTTGGATGGTAACGAACAAAAGTCGTATGGTTTAGATTTAACACAAAAATCATAGAAGTAAGGCCAAACTTCGGCGGTCTCCTTTAAATGTGTAATTTTCATTTCTTTATTATATTATAAGATAATAAAGTGTAATTCAATGTATGGCGGAAGAAGGTAAAAATAAAGTAGCTAGTAGTCTATTAGACCTACAACCCACAGCTATTTTAGAGTTATTTAAAGTTTTCCCAGACAGAATCAATAAGCCGAATCTTTTTTTAGGGTTTCATGGAGGCACATTATACAATAAATCTTTAGTCTGGCAAGGCCAACAATACTTGCCACTAGCCATAGAATCTGATGGTTTTGACATATTAGCTGATGGTCAATTAGCAAGGCCCAAAATAAAAGTCACAAACAAGGGCAATATAGTAACTAATTTATTACAAAATCACAAAGATTTTATAAACGCTAAGTTAGTCAGAAAAAGAGTTTCTGTAAAATTTTTGGATGATTCAAACTTTGATGGAGGAAACCCCTTCGGTATAGCTGATCCAAAAGCAGAATTAACGAATCAGGAGTGGATTGTAGGCAGGAAAATATCAGAGTCTAAAGTATTTGTAGAATTTGAATTGAATTCTCCTTTAGATCTAGAGAGTTTTAATATTAATTCTAGAGGTGTAGTATCTAAATTCTGTTACTGGCAATACAGGGGTGAAGGATGTAGATATGAAGGGCAACCTATCGAAAGACAGGATGGGTCTTCTTTTACTAATGTTACTGGAGGGTCTGTAACGCCCAGATATGTTTCTCCTACTAATGTTGATGCATCTGGTCCAGATTCTGAAACTAATTTCTTTTTTGATCCAAATGCAGAATGGAGCAATTCTAATACATATATAGCTGGAGATGTTGTTTATGTAAAAAGCCCAACAATAAATATAGGTGGTGAACCTTTGAAAACAGTTTATGTTTGTGTCAGTGGTAACTCATCTCAATCACCCGAAAACAATACAAGTTTTTGGCAAAAAGACGGTTGCACCAAAAGGTTTAGCGCGTGTCAAAAAAGGTTTAATAATTCAGATGATTTATCTTTCAATGCTGGCAGTAACATAGCTAGCGGTTTTAGCGGCGTTAGGTTCTCTGGAGCCATGAGTAATGACGCATATGCTGGTCCAGTAAATTCAGGATTATTTCATACTACAGTCTCAGAAATCACTGGTGCTTTGACTGGTGATTTTACAATAGTGGGCTGGGCTAGTATGAATCAAAATAGTCCTGTTGGCGCTGGTTTGTTTAGCACTACTAGTAGGGATAAGGGTTCTTTCCCCGCATGTAGATATATAAATATTCTTGGCGGCTCTGATCATAATAACGCAAACTCTAATAATATATACGCTTATTATCAAGGGGAAAGAATGAGCATTACGAATGATAATGGCTCATCAAATGATTATAGAATAGATCATTTGACAAATATGGCAGGTCCAGAAGTTCTAAATCGAGAATGGAATCAATATGCTATAATACATGACACTGGAGTGCAAAACGTAATAGACGCTGTAGACCTTAGAGGTGAAGATCCTAACGTCGTTTCAAGAACAAATGCTACTAATTTAACAATTAGATTTAATAACGAAATATTGGTGGAACCTCAAAGCGTCAATGGAAATTTTGCTAACTTGGAGAGGAGAGAAAATTTAAATAGAAATGAGCCTGAAGGTATTAGTTATACCACAGCTTTACCTGAAGTATTTAGACTAGGAGCTGTGCAACAATTTTTAAACAGAAGAGGTTTTGAAAGTGAAGACCCCAGTTTTATATCTACAATGAATGGATGTATAGGGCCGTGGGCGTTATGGAGTAGAAAATTAACCAATGAAGAATTAAATTACTTACACAAAACCATAAGAACTCCAGACGATAGTGTAAGTCCAAATGATTTCGATCATGCCCCCCGAGATTATTATGAATGCACTGGTAGGTTTCAAACGATAACTGGGGATAGTTTAATTGCTTGGTGGGACGGATCTACTGGAAATAGTGCCATAGGAAACGGTTTAGTTGACATACATACTGTCGGGCCATTTCACTTAACAGGTAGCGGTCAGTTTTCTGGCTTTGAAGAAAATTATAACGAGGGTAGATCAGAAACTATTAAAAACCCAACAACAGAAGTTTATCCTAGATTCGGTGGATTTCCAGGAACTGATGGATTTAGCTATGAAAGAAACAGTTCAATATATTAAAGGAGAGATATCTACTCTTCATAAAATAAAAGAGATAGCTCATAAGAATTTCACAAGGGAAGTTTGTGGTTTTTTAGGCTATGATCACAACAAAAACAAATATGTAATACAAGTTGAGAGGAATGTAGCTGAAGACCCTTCTAAATTTTTTATGATTAATCCACTAAATTATCTGTTGTTTAAGGAAGATTACGAAATGGTTGCTGTTTTCCATAGCCATATAAGTGGAGATGAAAAAGAATCAGAATTCGACATAAAAATGGCTGATAATTGTTGTCAAGCTTTTTTGATCTATAGTTTAAATACAAAAAAAATAAATATTTACACGCCCAAAATTATAGAAGGGAATGTAAATAAACTAGAAAGGATAAAGGCGGTCAAATGACAACAGTAAAAATACATGGTATATTAGGCAGTGAATTTGGAGATGTCTTCAAATTAAAGATAGGTAATCCAAAATATGTATTACAAGCCATAGACTGTAATCGTAGTGGTTTTATGAGTAGGTTGGTAGAGTTACAGCGTGAGGGTTTAGGTTACGAAATAATTTTAAATAAAAAAAGATTAATAGAGCCTAGTGAGATGGAGTCTTACAAATCACCACATACTATTGATCTTGTTCCTGTCATTGTCGGAGCAGGTGGTGGTTTTTTACTGAATTTGTTTTTTGCAGTAGCTTTTGCGACGATTTCATATGCTTTGACACCTAAACCAGAAATAGAAGCTCTGGAGGTGGAAGCTAAAGCAAATACTCAATCTTTAATATTTAGTAATAGAGCTAACGTGGCTAGTCAAGGGGCACCCGTTCCAATTGGATACGGTAGATTAAAAGTAGGGACTCAAGTTATACAAGCTACAATAAAATCTTACCCTCAGTATACAGACCCAAATTATATACTAACAAATAACGGCACCCCAGATGATGCCGCCATTAACACTAACTCCAGACAATATCGTCCAGTTTTCTTAGGTAGCGAAGGTTCCTCTTACGAGGGTTGATAAAATGAATCACATCCTAAAAAAAATAAGTATAGCTGGTGGTGGTAGAGGTAGCCGTCCGCGACCGCCTGTATATAGGCCACCGATTTTAGGTGAAATGCAATATGGAGCATCTCATAGTTTTGCTGAAACTGTAGATTTAATTAGTGATGGTCCGATTGAAGGTATAGTAGATAGAGATGGTAGGGTTTTACAGGGTATAAGATTATTACAGGGTGTTTATTTAGATGATACACCTGTTGCTGTTTCTAATAACCCAGAATATAATGAAACAATTAGCGATACAGAGCTAGAGGCGGCACAATCTCTGAATTGCATTTTAGATAATGGAACGAACACAGCTACAAGGAATCTCAAGCGGTTTTTTAGAGAATTAGGAGAGTCTGATCAAAGGTCTAATGGAGCTTTAATACGGAATTTGTCGTCTGATGATGGTGATCCTCCCGCATTTGAATCGCAATCATGGCCTGATTGCTCTTTATATTATAGACAGGAACAAAGGGAGATTAACCCTTTTAATTTAGATGATAACGGAATACTTTTGCGTAGAGTAAACACTGAGGGTTTCGGGTTAAGAGCATATGTAAGAGATGAAGTTGATAGTAAAGAATTTACATGGTTTTTAAACAATGAAGCTCAATCAGCAAGCACTTCAAACGCTAGATTTAGTTATACAGAAAAATTACCGACAGAACATAAAAGTGTTGATTGGGTAGATGCCTCATCTAAAAGCTCTGCTAATTTATTAGTTAGTTTATATACTAATTTACAACCTGATTTTTACGCTAGGGGTCCAGAAACTGACGATGGAGATAATCCATTCCGCTTAGATCATCATTGGAGTGAATGGAATTCTAGTTTAGGTTCTTTAGGTTACTATTTTTCAGAAGCTCTAGAACGAGTGATAGAGTTTACAGCAGATGATTTAAGCTCTATTAGAGATTTAATTAACATCAATCAAATAACTGATGATCCTAATTATAACTCTCTACAAAGAGCATTGGCAGAACAAGCCTTATCATCTTTAGGTGACTGGTCTGAATTAGGTGACGCTGAATTAATACCCAATGCCATTTACAACTCAGAAAGCCAAGATGAGGAAAGCCCGTGTTTACTTGTTGTAGTTAAAGTTAATGAGACAGGTAGTAGTGAATTAAATAAAGACATATCAATAGGTGCCGATGCAGATGGTAATGTGATTTTAGAGCAGATGGTTACTAGACCTTTTGGCACGGAGCGTGGGTATGCTATTCAAAATTTATTAGAAGCAAGAGGTGTAAAGTTTTTCGATGTTACTTGTCCCACTTTAAACCAAGAGGGAACATTAACAGGAGAAATGAAAGGGTTCGTATTAATAAAAATACCCTTAAATATTTCTATAAATCAGAATAGTTTATTTGATGAATTATCTAGAGAAGGAATTAGTATTAGCGAAATAGAGGAACACTTAGGAAATCAAGGAGGTGTTCGTTACGCTAGAAACTCTTGGCAGACAAGGGGATATACATACTCTGTAGATAAAGATGTATATAACTTAATAAAAGACATTGAATCTTTTCAATATACAAAAACTACAATACCTCAATTATTGTTTAATGAATATAGCTATGATGATTTAAAATTCAACTTCTCAAATGTCTTAGCAGAATTCAGAGAGGGATCTGAATACCAAAATCCTTTAAGTTATTTTAAAACTGTATTTATTGATCATGTATATCAAAGAGAATTGTTTGGTGCTTTTAACGCCGACAAGTTAGCTGGTGGTAGCATAAATAAACCTGAAACACCTAATACTCAGACTTTTGCACCCCAAAGAATAAGCCAAAATACTAGCCTTCTAACCAGAAGTGAGGTATTGAGTCTAGGTGCTGAAAATTATAACCTAGAAGTAGGAGAAGACGGTCTACCATTAAATGAAGGTAGTGATGATAAAAGAGCTAACAATAGAGATGATTTAGATAATTATTCTGAGTGGGCTAGACAATCTTTGACGAATTGGAACGAAGACTCTGTTCCCGTTGTTCACACTGTATACAACCCAAATGTCACAAGAGCTTTTATATCACTAAATGTAGCAGCACTTAGCGACACGCTTACTTTTGATTTAACTCCATCTGCCGCAGACAGGGAGATGCAAATAACAGCGAAGTTCCCAGCTGTTTTAAATATTAGAGTAGAAACTGGTCAATATGATATAAACCCAGATGGTTCTGACGGTTTAGAAAAACCATTTAAAACTTATAATTATCGCATAGTAGCGCTAATAGAGGGCAATACATTAATAGATATTGGAAACCCAGATTACAGAGGTGATTCAAGCCGTGAATTTGTTGTAAATTTAGATGGGAAGGATGCCTTATTGAATAAAGGTTTTGAATTACCACCAACTGTTACAATGAAGCAAGAGCTTCTTAGTGCTGATGGCGAAAGTGGCATCGAGGCTGGAACAATCGATGAAGATAGCACTGTGAAAAGGTATGTGAAAGTAACAAAACTATCTTTTGAGACAAACTCGGTTTTAATAAATAAAAATGTTACATTAGATAAAGTGACAGAAATTATCGACACTCCTCTACCTTATCCCTTCTCAGCTATAGTTGGAACTAAAATAGACTCTCGATCTTTCACCTCAATACCTAGAAGAACCTACGACTGTAAGTTAAAAAAGGTTAAAATACCTAGTAATTATAAACCAGTCAGAGTTAGCGGAAAAGATAAGAGATATTATAACAATCAATCTGAATTCGACTTAACTTCTAAGGCTGATAAATTAGTTTATGATGGTGATTGGGATGGTTCATTTAAAGAGGGCTTACATTGGACTGATAATCCAGCTTGGATTTTATACGACTTACTAACTAATAGCCGTTACGGTATGGGTTCCCATATAAATCCAAATAATATAAATATATGGGAGTTATACAAGATAGGTAGATTTTGTGATGCTGTTGATGAACTTGGTTTTTTTGAAGGTGTCAGTGATGGCAGAGGTGGAAAAGAACCTAGATTCTCTTGTAATATAGTTTTCGACCAAGGACAAAAGATATTCGATGCAATAAATATTGTTGCATCTTTATTTAAAGGAAGAGTTTTCTTTAACGATTCGACAATAAACTTTGTAGATGATAGACCTAGAAACCCTGTAAATATTTTTACTAATGAATCTGTTAAAGACGGGCAGTTTTTTTATGCTAATAACAGAAGAGATGAACAGTTCAATACAATTGAGGTGGCATACAATGATCGGTTCGATAATTTTGTGCCTAAGATTGAGGTAGTAGAGGACGAAGATAACATCAAAGAAAAAGGAATTTTCAAAAAAAGAATAGAAGGCATAGGTATCACTTCCAGAGCAATGGCTCGTAGAGTCGCTCAACATCAAATATTTTCTAAGATAAAAGAAAACCAACAAGTTGCTTTTACAGCAGGATTGGAAAGCCTTTTATGTAGACCTGGAGATTTAGTTCTTATCGAAGACGACTTAAAAACAAATACAACAAACTTCGGTAAAATTCTAGCAATAGATTTAGAAAACGAAACAATCAGAGTAAGTAATACTTTTGTTAATTCTGATATGAATAAAGTTTTAACTGTTATAAATCCGACTGGTGATGATACACAGTTAGACATTCAAACAGGTTTTGCATCAATAAATAGGACAAGATATGCAGAGTTAGAGGTAACAGGATCAACTCCAGCTGCGCTTTTACCTTATACTGGTAAATATAGTTTTTCTGGCTACACTCAAGGATACGCTGGAGCCACGGGCGCGATTGGTGACCCTCGTTTCGAGCAATATGCGTTTTATACAGGATTACCAGAGAGTGAAACTGTTTTGTATTTTGAAACTGGAGTAACTGGGTGGGTTTTTGCATCTGGCACTGGAGTGGGAAATAAAAGCGCTTTTGATTTATTCTCTGGTGATTTGATATCAGAGCTAACTGGTGATCATACATTAGCGGCTGTCGGGACTGGTAAGTTTGCTGTAATGGATATGGTTGGAGACAAAAGATCATCAACTACATTTAGTTTTAATGGGTTTAATTCTGATGCTTATATCGGTGGTCCTACGAGGGGGGCCTTAGAAACTGATTTAAATAATTTATCTCCTGATCAACTAACCACTTTGAATGCAACGAGTATTTTCAGCACTCCAGCAGAACTATCAGCTAAAAATTTAAATAACTATGGTAGTTTGATTTCTGGTTTTGATAAACCTGAAGTTTTAAGAAATTTAAAATTAGGTAGTCCCGCTAGATTACAAATAAAAAACGCAGATCCTTTTATTTATAAAGTTATATCTATGCAGGAAGAAAATGTTAATGAATATTTAGTAACTGCTACAAAATATGATACAGGAAAATTTGCTCTAATAGAGGATGATATTAGTATCGAGCACCTGTCTAATACATTTAGCTATAATAATACACAAACAGTAGAGGGCGTAACTTATAGCACTTTGCCTACGCCTTCTTTATCTAATGTCACAACTGGAGTGCCAGATGCTTCCACTCAAACATTTAACATATCTGGGGAGTGGGGAGCCATATCTAACAGCACAGGATACAATGTTAGATTAAATCTACCAAATGGCTCTATGACTTCAGTAAATACAACTAACACTAATTTCTCGTTTAGTGGATTATCACAGGTTGGATCATTTAGATATAGTGTAAATGCTTTAGGGAATAAGGCCAGTAATAATGCAAGCACAGCTTTCTTTGATTCAGATTATGATACTTCAGGTATTTTCGTCGTTTACGACGATGCACTTTTGTTTACTAGGTCATTTATTGAAAGGATAACAATATTATAAAATGAGTCAGCCTTCATACGAAATACTTAGAATAAGTAAAAACGAGGGACCAACTGTTTATGCCTCTGGTGCTTTTGATTTTGCCACAGGAGCCACTGGAGTGGGTGGTTTATATAGGACTGCTGCTGTATCTAATAATTGGACTGGTGTAGAGTTTTTAAATGCAATTTCACAAGTTGCTTTGCCCAGCACATTAACAACGGTAGGGGTAGGTTCTAGCACTGTTCATAAAGCTAGTGGGGTGATTTTAGGTGGAGCGACACCAATAGGTGACATTAGGGGTGAAGGCACAGGTTTTGTAGGAATAGGGACAAGTAGCACACCGATATTAAAAGATACTAGCTACAATGGCGCTCTTTATGCTGTTTATTTTGGTGCTGGAGCCACACAATTAACTGGTAAAGTTGGCATAGGAACCACATCTACAAGTAATTTTTATGAGGGAGCATTTAAAACAAAAGATATATATGAATTTCAACCTGTTTTTAATGTAGATACTGGAGATTTAACTAAAGTTACCACAGGCAGTGGTGTTTATGGTAACTCTAGTGTGACTTTAGTTAGTCAAATCACTAACAGAGAGGGTGTTCCTTTAACAACAGCTGCTGAAGTCGCGGCAGATCCTTTGATTAGTGGTCAAAGAATAAGTATAATAGACACAGGGGGCAGTGTTATTTTTAATGATTATAAAATCACAACATCCCCCTCATTTACTTTTACGAAACAAGATAATTTAGATGTATTTGGAACATACCAAAAGAATTTTGGTGTTAGGACTCAGATTGTTAATAGTGATGGTAACAGTCATACTACAGATTTTATCTTATATGGAAACTCATTATCACTGGAAAAAGTTTTTGCAAGAGCATCTGGAATTAGTGAATTAAATGAGTCTACAGGCAACATATCTATTAATACTGGTAGTATAACTAATGCGGCAGACCGATCTTTAGCGCTACAAGGTTTTAGTAGACAAACTATAAATAATACTGGCGTATCAGGGTTTATAGATCTACAGCTATTTTTTGATCAAAACCCAAGTTATACTAATTACAGTAATATTCATGTCCATGCATCAAATACTGGAACTGGATTTAATTTTACAGATTCAAATTTAATTGGCAGTTTCCCTCTTAATCAGACTCAAGGCCAACATATAAGATTATTCCCTAATGATTTTGGTGAATTTAATGAATCAGATATAAATTTAAGCGATGATTTATTCTTTAAGTTTAGGACTGAGAGCGATGTATCTATAGATAATCAAAACTTTTTAGTAGGCCCATACAGATTAGAAGCTATACCTCAAGGTGATGAATTATTTTTAGGCAATGGTGGCGCACAAACTATATCAGGGCCTGATGCTTCACTAAGTGTAGATGACGGATCTAACGGAGGAACTATATTCGCTAATACTTATTCTGGATCTGGCATAAGCGGAAGAATAACAGACCCCTTTGGCCGACTTTATTTAGTATCTGGGGAAGGTGGTGGTGGAACTGAAGCTGATACATTACAAACAGTTACAGATCGTGGCTCAACCACTACTAACAGTATTACAGTAGGATCTAGTTTAGTTGTTGGTGATTCTATAATACATGACGGCGATACAGACACCAAAATATCTTTTACTACTAATACTGTAAAAATTGAAGCTTGTGGCACAAATGCTATGCAAGCTGATTGTAGTAGCACGGTTTTTAATGAATCTGGTGATAGCAGAGATTTTCGAGTTGAAAGCGATACTGATACTCATGCATTATTTGTAAAAGGCTCTACTGACAGAGTCGGTATAGGAACACCTTCGCCCTCTTCTAAATTAGATATTCTTGGTAAGCAAACGATTAAGACGGAAGATGGCTCTGATGAAAAATTTATTTTAGACCCAGAAGATGGAGCGACAAGTCTTCTTAAACCTTCTAAGCTAACTATCGGGACCAATCCTAAAACTAGTAATGCTGATTATGACGTAACATATAATAATACTAGCATATCGGCTTTTGATTCGAAGCTTTTATCTACTGGCTGTGCAATTGTAGCTGGTAGTGGTCACACAATTTCTGGCGACTATAACATGATAGCTGGTGGAATGAGTAACCAGCTTAGTGGATGTGATTTTGGATTCATTGGTGGAGGCTCTGGTATTACTGTAACAGGAACAAACTTTTCTACATCAGTAGGTGGTGATAATAATGATATATTTTTAGGGACTGCTCATTTCTTAGGAGGAGGGCAAGATAACCTAATCACTGGATCTACTTTAGTATCTACAATAGTCGGTGGGTTTGAAAATAAAATATTTGGCGGCAATAGTAACTTCATTGGTGGTGGAGATAGAAATGATATAACTGGCTCTACAGATGGTGCGACCATAGTAGGAGGCAGCAACAATGAAATTTCCGCCACTCTTGGTTTCATCGGTGCTGGTGGGACAAATGTAGTTCAAGGAGGGGGTGATAACCCTCAAGGGGGTGCTATTTTAGGAGGCGTAGGTAACTCAGTTTCTGGGTTTTATAGTTCTAGTATTGGTGGTTTTTCTAATGCTGTCAGTGGCGACTATAGTATAGTTGGTGGACGTAAAGCTCAAATACCTGATGGTGTTGATGGGGCTACTGTTTTAGCTGATGGACAAGACCGAAACCATATATCTAGTGGATCTAATACTATAACTTTGGATTTTGCTGGTGGCCTTCATGTGCCAACCAGCGGTATGTTTGCACAAGGGTTATTCGTTAGCGGTGTCCCCGTCCTTACTGGTGAGAATAATCCAGCAGAAGCTGATACTTTACAGACTGTTACTGATCGTGGTGCTACTACAACAAACGCCATATCAATCCACAATACTAACGCTGGAGGTAACCCAAGATTATCTGTTGGTAGAGGGACTAGTCAGTCAATTGAAATTGATGTCGATGATAATATTAATACTATCGTTGCCAGACAGGATGTTGATAGTAATCAAAATCATAGATTTATTCTTAATAGAGTTTTTGATGGCACAGGAAGAAATGATTTCCGAATCGCTAAATCTGGATCTGTTCAATTAGCAATAGATACTATTGGTAATGTCGGGATAGGGACAACTGATCCCGCTCAAAAACTACAAGTTGTAGGAGGCATATCTGGTGAGGATATAATCTTAGATGCAGGTAACAGCTCTGACATGGCGATTCAATTCGCTGGATCAAACAATGGAATATATTGCGACCCTGTATTTCAGATGAGATTCGCAGTTGATAGTGCCTCCTCTGCGATGGTTCTATCTTCTGACAACATCCAGTTTGGTGCTGGTGGCAACTCAAAACTTTCTTGGTCAACTAATAATTATTTAGAATTTAATGGTGGTGGGACTAAAGCTAGATTGAATTCTGTTGGTCTAGGTGTAGGCACAACTGATCCAACTAAACGATTATCAGTAAAGCATGATAATGGCACAGCTTTAAGTCCTGTAGCAGAATTTATAGGTGGGGGTTCTGCCAACGATGAAACCCAAATACATGTCGGTGGCGCAGCAGCTGCAACTATACTTGGTTTTAATAATGGTAACGGAGCACTGACTGGTCAATATGGATATATTGGTATAACTGGAGGAGGTGCCAATTACCAACCAATAGCTTTCAGAACGAGCAATGTCGGTATAGGAACAACTAATCCAGCAGAGTTGTTAACGCTGAAAGGTGACAGCAAAGCATTAGCTCTTTACGACGGGAGCGATAGATTAGCAGCAAAACTTTCCGTTGAAAGCACTGA